TGATAGCGGCCTTAAGCCAAGGTGGTCGGAATGTGTCAGCAACAGATGTTGGAGCACCGTAAGGATAGAACACCTTGTACCAGTTGGTACCATTGATTGTCATGAAGTTTTCAATTTCAGATTCGCTCTTAGGGAATTCTTTCATAACATAACCCATTGAAAGGCTAGTAATAAATGATGGTCCTGGTCGGTTGAGTAGGAATCCAAGTGACTGAGAACTGAGTTTTACGCCTTGAGCGTTTCCACCCATAGCAGCATTAATTTCTTTGCTGCCTGGAACAACTAGGTGGGTAATCTTGTTGATATCATCTGTTGGATTGCCGTTTTCGTCAATACCAAATGTAGTATATGCTCTACCATAGTTAGATAGGATACCAGTTGCTCGAACTGGATTCTTTGCAGCAAGGCGACCATAGCGCATAAATGCGTTTACGTTTGCACCAGGGAATGCTACAATTCCACGTAACGATGTAATGAAACGGTTAGGATTATTGACTGTGTAAAGAGTCTTCTCCATATCCTGCAATGCCTCACGACCAGCAGCCTGGCGAACAGCATTGAAGGTATCAGTTGTGACATCAAAACCTTGTTGCATTAAATATGATATTCTCTTAGCAACATTTTCGGTTGCCAACTTATCAAATAGCATAGCGCGGATAGGATTTTCAACTGATGCTAACTTGTTGAATGTCTTTGCTGTAAAGTTGTTAAAACCCTGGCTTGCCTTAGCAAATCCGCTCTGCCCAAATGTATTAATCTCATAGTGGAAGTTTGACGGTGTAATGTCAAATAGTCTATCCGCATAGGGAGCAAGGAACTTCTCAAGTTTTTGCGACGTTACTTCGCCCTTGAGGATTGCTGCACGTGCCTCGTATGAAGGGAACATGCGTTGTACTAGGGCAACCTTGTCAGAAAGGTATCCTGGGATTTCCTTTGCATTGTGGATATTAAATGCTGGGTTCTTGAGGTACGCTTTACCACTATTTGTTTTAGACCAAGCAATGAGTTCGTCCATTGATGTCTCAGCAAAGATTAAGTCCATGAGTTCATCACCACGATATTGACGATTTGCAATATGTGCAAGTTCTTCAAAGTATGTTGCATCCTGCACGCCGATTCTTGCAAGTGGCGCTTTGCGCTTAATCATAGATGCAGTCTGGCCAGTTGCTAGTTCACCAAGGAAGTTAAGTGTGCTAGTGCGACCATTCTTTGTTTCTTCACGTACTGCAGATGTGAAGTAGTTGGTCTGACCAGCAGATTGTTCTTGAATAAAGGAATCAACAGATACCTGCTGTCCCTTGATAATAAAGGTATGCTTTTCCTTTGAGTAATAGCGCTCTTTAAACTTTGCGCTCTTACCAAATACGTCAGCCTGCTTGACTCTTGCTTCGCCGAGTTCTTTTAGCGCAGCATCAATCTTAACGTAGGCATCTTCTACAGCCTTGTCAGCATCCATAATAACCTGCTTATTGGTTGCTAGATTGCTGATTACCTTCTTGTAATTATCGATTGCATCCTGTGCCTCATTGAGGGCAACTAGGTCTACCTTCTCGTATTCAGAAAGATACTTAACACGACGCTCAAGGGTAGCCATGCTTGGCACTGCCTCAACTCCGCCGTATGGGACCATTGCATCGCGTAGTTCTAGTTCAATACTATCAACAATTTTTGATGCAGCCTTTAATTCTTTTTGAGCAGCAGTAAGGTGCTGTGCTTTTGTTGCTGGAGATGCTGTTGTAAGCAACTCTTCTACTGATGCCTGAGCAGTCATCTTCATGCGAATGGCAAGTTCTAGAGCCTTAGACTTATCGTTTACGTTATCGGCGACAGCCTTGTATTCTGAACGATTGACTACTTTCCTTCTCAGGATGTCGTTGCTCCAGTTATAAACATTCTTTGATGCCATGGATGTACCATTGCGAACAATGTCATTAATAACAAAGTGAATACCCTGTGAGAGACCAGCACTAATGATAGGCTCGAATAGAGACTGCTTAAATGCGTATGAAGGACGTGCAAGCACATCGTATGACCAAAGACTATTCAAGTCCTGGAATACGTTCTGGCGCAAACGTTGTGCTGCACGTGCTTTACCCTTTAGTCCCTTAGCGGTTTCAATATTAATTTGACGTTCAATATCATCCCAAGGTGTGAAGCGATAAGATTCAGCAATTTGACGAACAGTCTGTGGGTCAATAAGCGTGACGTTTCCATCATGCCCAATGCCAAATCCGTTGTTCCTTGCAGATTCAATACCTTTGCTAGTATTCATCTGGAACTTTGAGATATAAGAATTAATTTCTGCCTGGTTGTACATGCCAGCCTTGAAAGCAATCATGTTACCAATTTGAGTATCAATTGCCTTGAGTGCATTAACTTGCAAAATAGAATCTTGACCAAGAGTACTAAGGTACTGGCTTTCTAAGCGCTGACGTACTACGCTTACTTTCTCAAATACACCTGGAGATGTTTCAATACTTTTTGTTCCATCTCTAAGTAATTCTAGATTATCAAGGAATCCTTTAAGTTCAACGCGGGCTTGCAACGGGCGCATACCAGAGAAAGATACAAAACCCGTTGGTAGCGCTTCTGTGCCGCGACCAGCAAGTCGCACACCCTTTACTACAAGTCCACCAAGAGTTTCACCAAATGTTGTTTCAGCAAAATTTGCAACGTTCTCATATTCACGGTTACGAATTGCAGTTTTTACACTACGGAGTTTTCCTTGACTCTTAATAAGAGTACTTGTTCCAAAGGTTGGCTCCAAAGGCATAAAGTCTTTTCCACCAATAATTGGGTTATAGTCTGCATCAAAAAATGCATCTTTAATTCTTTTGAACTGAGGATTGCTCTCAATTGCTGCATCAAATGCTTTTTGTAAACGCGCAGCAGAAACTGGTCCTGGAAGATATGCTTCGCCAGTTTGCAAAACTTTATTTTTAATCTGAGCCTTAACATTGCTCATATCAAATAACTTATCGCTTGCTGTTGACGCAAGGCGCTCCATTGCTTGAGTATTACCCTTATCGGCAAGAATTAAATCCTTGACTACATTAGGGTCACTTGCATCATGAATGATTGGAATCAATCTTTCATTGGTGCTATACTTCTTGACTAGGTCTTCAATAACTCCCCAGTCTTTTGTACCAGCAAGAAGGAGCGCATGGCTACCAGCAACTGTCTGAGTTCCCTGAGCACCATTTGTGGTTCCATGCAGAATACCAGTTTCCATATCTGCCGCAAGTTGGTCAACTGTTTTGCCCTTAGTGTATAAACCAAGTGGCTTTGCAATTTTAATTGCTGCAACTTTAGAAATCTTACCCGCGGCACCGATGCCCTTATTACCAACGAAGAAATCACCAGCGCCCGTATACCAACGTCCAACAGCGTTATCAACAAAGTTCTTCTTGATGCTTTCGTCTTCCCATAGGTTTACGTCATCAAGGTTAATTTTTCCATAGGAAAGAACTGTTTCTGAAATCAATGGAACTAGGCTAGACTTAGTAAGAGCCTGCATCGCTGAAACTTTAGCGGAACGGTCATATGCTGCCTGAATATCAGAGAACTGAAAACCTTGTTCATACTGACCCTTTTTATAAAGTGGTGAGTTAGCATCACTTAAGAGTCCAAGAGTAGAGATAGGACGAGAAATTAAAGGTGAGTAGACTTTATCATTAAACTTCTTTGCAGTTCCTAGTAAGAAGTCACCAGTAACCTTAACTGCAGCCTTAGCAATTTTATTGCCAGGGATATTAGATGTTACTTTATCTACGTCGGCAATAGCGTTCTTAATAGTTGAATTAAGTGCTTCTTGCTTCTTTCTTTCTTCTTCACTAAGGTAGTCTCCGCCACCTGTAATTGTCTTTAGCCCAGTACCTAGTGTAGATAGGAATGAATTAAATAATGCCACGCCTACCCCCTAGAAGTTTTGTTTAATATAATTTTTTTCGGTTCCGCCCTTTGGGTCTTCACCAGTAATGCTAGTAATAAAAGCATCGCGTTCATCTGGAGACTTCCAAGACATCATAGCAAGTTCAATTGCAATTGCTGAGTTTTGATACCCTAGTGAGTTTGCAAACTTGTCAATATTGTCAAAGAGGCTACCAGGCATCCAATTAACATCAGCCATTCTGCACTACACTCTGACTGTTCTGAATAAGGTAATTTACAAAGTTCTTAAATGAATCTGGTGCATCTGGAGACTTTGCTGCCATTGCCAAATCTGGAAGGTACTGAGCAGCAATCTTTGCATTCTCATCAATACGAGTATTATTCATCAAGCCCTGTGGAAGCACTTCGCTTCCTGGGCCTGGTGTATTACCATCTACGCCTGCTGTAATTGGTTCATCTGGACGAGTTGTTTTATCAAACAATGTACCTAGTTGAGGCATATTGATTCCCTGATAAGGTTCTACTGGTGTAGATGGTGTTGCTGCATTAACTGATGCCACTGCTGCGTTTCCTTCAATTCTTGAATTGTTTAACGCGCTATTTTGGCCATATGCAAAACCTGTATAATTACCGCTTTGTCCCGCTCCGCCAGTGCCAGAAACATTTGCTGGATTGTACTGTGAGCCACCGTGAGCCCCGCCGCTTCCCTGTCCACCCATGTTTACTCCTATGCGTATTGTCTAAATATATGAATTGGTTCAGAGCACATGTTATCATATTGAATTGCAATAGCAATTGCTTTACGAATCATTGTCTCTGCTTGATTAATAGTCTTTACTTTTTCCACACCCAACGCTGCCAACGCACCGAGGGCAACATCTCCACCACTACCCATAACGTATACATTACGAATATCGGTATCCCAAGAATAATCTTCAGAGACCGAAAAAACTTGCCCTTTGACCGAGATGATGAATCCGCCATCAATAAGTGCGACATCGCCGTCCTCTTTCATGTCAATACCAGCCTCTACAAAGTTCTTACGCATTTGCGGAATGAACTTGGTAGTCATAAAGGTATTTAAATTTTCTTTAGCCGTAGGCTTAGGTTGTACATATCCATAATGCAGGATATTACTAGCGCGTGATGAGCCACAACCAGCGATGAGAATACCGTTGTTATCTACTATCTTGGGTGTCTTTGCAATCTGAAAGCGTCCATGCTCATCGCTGAGTCTTGAGTCGCATCCTAATACCGACCAACCGTCACCTTGTATCGCTACTAGAGTTGTCATTCTACCCCTTAGTTGTTACTCGTCCCGTTGCCTTGCCTGTACCGCTAAGTGTAGATAAAATTGTTTGTAAATCTGGTGCTGGTCTAGGCGGTGCCAGTCCTGGTCCTCCTTGAAGAGAACCTCCCACTGGAGCCGCGCCTGGAACAGGGGACGGCTGCTCAACAGGAGAAGTTGCAGCACCAGCAGGAGGAACTGGCTGCTGAGGAGCAAACACGTCGGCAATAGCCTCTTCAAGGGATTGACCCTTTTGACGTGCAGAAATTACTCCCGCAATCTTAGTTACGATAGATGCTGGGTCTCCGCCTTGTGTAGCCATCTGCGGAATAGCCTGGGCCATCGCAGTAATACCACTAAGAAGTGATGAACGCATGTTTTCGATTTCAATTTTTTCAAGTTCTTGTGTGACATTTACAGTAAATGGAAGTTCACGCATTGCCATATCCTTGGAAATGAGTCCTCCACCAAGAGCCTGAAGCATAAAGATAAGTCCCTGTGCAGGGTTGAGACCAGCAAGCATACCGTAACGTACATCAGCAGAGTAGTCACCCTTGATGTCTTTAGATGGCTTATAGGTAATCTCGTAAGGTGAACCAGAGTCTACGCCACGAATAGTCTTTTCTTCTGGGAAAATCTTCTCATCTACTTCAAAGCAAAGACGAACTACATCACGTAAAGCAGAGGCAAAGATAGCCTGTGCTGACTTAACCTGTGTATCAAAGGCACCCATAAGTGCTTGTACGCCTTGACCTGTAACGATGCTTGCATCAATGTTACCAGAACGTCCTTCTGGATAACGAGTACCTGAGCGAAGTTCCTGGTTAAGGAGTTGTGATTCTGTGAACGCACCTTGTGGGATGTTCAACTCGACACGACGAACGCCTGCTGGGTTGGCGGTACGAATTACCGCATCGCCACCCAACTGGAGTTCTTGTACGTCTTGTGGTAATACGATTGGTGCCTGAACACTCTTCTCTGCTGCTTCCATTGCCAATAGGGCGAAACGGTTGCGGAGAAGTTGAATACCTAATACGTCGTCGAATTGTCCACGCATTTCACCATCAATAGATGGCTTACGCGCCACGACAACCATCATCTTGCCCATTGGATTCAATGCGCGAGATAGAACTAGATTACCCTTTTTAGGTAAATAAATTACAGATTGGTCCTTATCATAGTAACGAACCATCTCGACCTGAGCATGCAGGTCCTGC